CGAAGTGCTTTGCCTCGGGGAATCAGGCGTTCATGACCACTGCGTTTACGATTGAAGGGCAAGTTCCGTAGATGACCCCGCTCGCCGCGCAGACCATCGCCAACGCGCGCCGATGGGCCACGGGCGTGTCGCTGGAGATCGACGGCCCCAACGACGGGCCAGAGATCCGCGAGTGGCTGCTGAGGCGCGGCATCCATCAGCCGAAGCCGTGGTGCGCAGCCTGGGCGTGCGCAATGATCCAGGACGCCGCCCATGCGCTCGGCATCGTCCCCGAGCTGCACTACAGCGCCGGTGCGCTGCGCCTGCTGGCCTTGAACGAGGCGCTCCGCACCTGGGAGCCAGACGCGGGTGATCTCGTCGTGTGGGACCACGGAGGCGGCTTGGGGCACGTCGGCATCGTGACCGAGGTAGCGATGATGCCGGTCAGCTTCGACGCGATCAGCGGAAACACCTCGTCCGATGGGCACAGCCGCAACGGGGACCGCGTGGCGGAACGGGTGGTGCTGCTTCCGGTCGCGCAACTGGCTGGGTATCTACGAGTCGGCTAGCCCTCTCCGCGCCAGTTCCACTCGCGCCTTCGCCACGGCTTCCTCGCCGCTGTACGCCACGATGCACGGGCCAGCCCATGTGCGGTGAAACGTCTCCTGGCCTGGCGACAGCTTGCCGCGCTTCGACTTGACCTCGACCAGCAGGTTGATCCCAGGCTGGGACGCGATGATGTCGGGGAAGTCTTTGCCCACCGAATGCAGGTCGCGCGTCTGCCAGCCGTCGGTGCGTAGCGCAAGGTCAACGGCTGCGTGGTTGCCGTCGCGCTTGGTCGAGTGGTTGCTCACGGCTTCTCGCCCTCCGTCTTGAACCGCCACTCAATGTCCCGCAGCCGAGCCTCGTGATCATCCAGCGTCGCGTCTACGAAGTTGTCGCGCACCGCCGGGTCGTCCCAGTGACGCTTGATCTCGCTGACGAACGGGCGTGGCGGCGGCGAGGTGATGCGGTCGAGACGGGCGGTCAGCGCCTCTACCCGCTTGGCGAGCGCGGCGACCTGGCTTTCGAGCGCAACCTGTTTGTTCACGCGAGAGCGACAACGCTCGCAGAAATGGTCCTCTGTCCCGGGGTCGCACTCATCTCCCTCCTTCGGCAAGTCGACGGCGCCGCCGTGCCCACGGAGCGCCGAGCACATTCCTCCGTCCATTGCGCACTCCTCGCAGGGGAATGAACACCGAGGGAACTCGACTCCAGTCGGCTTCGCCCCCTCCCCCTGCGCCTGCTCGGCTGGCGTCGCTGCGAGTTGCTTACGCAGCGAAACGATGACCGCCTCTTTCTCCTTTCTCCACTGCCGTTCACGATCCAAGCAGCCTTCGAGCGCTTCGACTTCGTCCAGCGATTCGGTAAGTTCGCTCTGATACTGCCCACTAGCCCGCTGCGCCTCGGCCAGCTCGCTCTTGAGCCGATACAACGTCTTATCGTAGGCGTTGCGCTCCATCGAAAGCTCGCCCTTGAGCCGGTCCCGCTCGGCATACAGGTCATCGAGCCTAACCGCCAGGCGATGCCCTTCGGCCCAGCCCTTCTCATCGCTCTGACGCAGAATCTCCATGTCGAACTTGAGCCGGTCAGTCTCGGTCCGCGCTTCCTCCGCAGCAGCGCCGACCGCGAGCAAACGAAACTGTGCCTCGTTACTCACGCGCCTTGTCTCGGCCTGCGCTTCCTCGACGAGACGGCGCAGGTCGCTGTCGTGCGTTTCGTAGCCGACAACGGCCGCGCCGAGCAGTGCCGCCGCGATGTCGTCGACTAGCCCCCGGCGCGCGGTCATGTGCGCCGGCACCCAGCGCGTTGCGATCGATTCGGCCTCGGCCTTCGCGGTCTCCAGCGTCTTCATTTGCCCTGCCCTCCAGGGCGGCGAGCGATGGCGTCGGCGAGCGATGCCAGCTCTTCGGCCAAGTCAGCAGTTGCGCTGTAATCTGCGTTCTCTCCCATGCGCGCCTTGATGCGGTCGGCCTGTTGCCTTCGGATCTCGCCCGCCACACGCGCCAGTTGTTCGCACGCATCCCGCTCATCCCTTGCCCCGAGAGCGCGGCCACGTTCGAGGCCGGCTCGTGCGATTGCCGCAAGGTCAAACGAGCTGACGCCTGGCAGCCTGTCAAGCCACCCTTCGATGATGGCTGTTATCTCATTGCCATCGCCCGAGACGGGAGGGGCGGCAGCTCCCAGTGCCGGGGCTATGTGATTGTCAGCTAGAATCGGCGGCACCGGTGACTCAGCGCTTCGATTGAACTCCAACTTCGTCGCCGCGTCGGCTGGCGGTTGGGGCGCGGGCTCGACGAATGGGTGATGATACTTCGACCGTGGGTTATGGACGAACCAGTCGCGGTGCAACCCGCACCCGTCGCGCGCGCATACCGGCGCACCGTCTCCGCGCGTCACCGTGTCGGTTGGCTCGAACTTCACCTCCCACGACACCACGCGCCCATGCTCGACCGTCGCTTTGGCTGGTGGCTTAGGAGATGGATCGTTGCTCCAATAGCACCCTGGAGAATGCGTCGGTGCGTCAGCGGGGCAGCCGCATAAGTCGTCGATGCTCACCGCGCACATCCAATCAAGTCGTCGTCGTGTGACCCCGCGACGTGCGCCATCGGCGGCTTGACGATGCGCTCGGGGGTGGCGGGGTCGCGCAGGATGCCGGCGGCTTTCTTGCCGACCCATCGCTCGAAGTCAACGCGCCACATGGGGCCGACTGTGCCGCATTCCCGCACTGGCGTGGTCTCAAACGTCCCGCAGTCAACGCACAGGCGCACCACGGCGCCCTCGTATCGTCGCGCGCAATACGGGTCGCTGAAGTCGTGAGCCTTCGCCGCCGGCTTGGGTTGCTTGGCGGGCTTGGGTATCGCCTTCGCGGCGGCAATCTGTGCCGTTATCTTCACGCCGCACTCGGCGCATACCTTCCAGGCTGGCCGATCGAACGTGCCGACATTCTCCATGCACTGACCCATGCATCGCTTCACCCCGGCCGGCTGCGCTGCGAGCGGGGGAAGATTGGCATGGAAGCACGCCTGCGAGCACCATCGTACGTCTTCGCATCCGAGGCAGCCGCGGGCCCTGGCCCTGAACTCCGTATCCTTAACGTCCCTGCAGCGCATCCCGCACCACGCCTTGCACGCCCTGCCGACCACGGGCGCGCTCGGCTGCGGGGTGGCGGGAGCGTCGGCATGACCGGGGCACAACGCCTCGCCCGCTTTCATTCCGGTTGAAACGCCATCATTCCATAATTTCCAACCGTCCTCTCCCTCATCGTGGGCAGGGCACCACGGGCCACCTGGTTTGTCCCCGTAGGTGCATCCGTAGCCTGTTGCCGTTCGCTGCCCCGCACGTCGCTCCGGATGCCTCGTCTCGTCGCTCATTGTCGCTCCTCTCGTTTCGCCATCTCGAAGTTTCTCTCCCACTCGCACACGCGTCGTTCGATCAGTTCCAGCAGCGTGATGCCCTCAGCCCTGGCCGATGCGAGCGCTGCCCGCCACGCCCGGTTGCCCTCGTCCCACAGGCGGTTCGCAATGACGGCGGCGCGGGTCATGCGGAACGCTCGCTCTTTGCCGGCGGCTGTTCACCGTCCCACTCGCAATTGCAGCATGACCACTCGTCGGTGGTCTCGTCGACTGGCAGGAAGTCCCAGTCCTGGCATTCGTGCGCCCATTTGCCGTCCAGCACCCGGCCTCTCCAGTGCATGCAGGACGCCTCCCATTCTTCCAGGGTGTCAGTGCCGGCCATCTGCTATCGTCCCCCGCCGTGAAGCGACCGCTCGATGCCGAAGTCACCCGCGCTCGCCGACGGCGCGACCGACTCGCCGCGCAGCTGGCAGCCGAGGATGCGGCTCTGGAGGCGCTGCTTCGGGCGCAGCGGGAGTTGCTCGAGGCGGTCGTTCAGTATCAACACGGGAAAGAAGTCTTGCACAATCAACACAGCGGTGCAAAGCTTATCGACACAATGGATGCAGAAACCGCAGTCAGAGGCGCTCGGCTCGAAACGAAACACCCAGCGGCGCTGAAGATCCGCAAGGTGAACGGTTCGATAGCTCGGTTCGCCGACAAGCACGGCCTGGAATCCACGACGGTTCGCAGCTGGTACGCCACAGGGACCGCCGCCCGCAAGATTCCCAAGAAGTACATGGAACTGCTGGCCAAGCCCCCCTATTCGATCGCCGTCACGGCCTGGCGCAACGGCGTCTCAGAGTAGAAATCGACCGGACTGTGTCGATTTAGTCTTGTGCTGTCTGTGTTGATTGTGTAGATTAGGTTCATGAGCAAGCCAATCAAGTCCTACGACCCGCGCAAGCCTGCCATCGTCGCCGCGATCAAGAAGGCGTCCAACTGCCGCAAGGTCACCAACGTTCGCGAGGACGCTCCTGGGATCTACTCGGGTGACTGCATGAACCCGAATCCCGGCGCAACCGAGACCGGTCGCCGCGTCCAGGTGGAGGTCAAGTAGCCATGGCCACCGAAGCCGTCACCCGCACCGCCGCCGCCCCGCTCGACTCGGGGGTCATAGACAACGCGCTGCTGTGCGCTACCAACAAGTGGCTGCGCGACCGCCTCGACCGCGCGACCTGGCAGCTCCAGCGCGCCTTGAAGCTGCCCAAGACGTCAGTGCGCCGCGACGTGCACCTGAACCTGGCGATCAAGGCCCTCGGCGGACTGGGGGCGTCGTGAGCTACCTCGACGAGTACGAGGGCCAGGGTGAGCCTGCGCCGGCATGCCTCGAGTGCCGCGAGCCTCTCGATGAGGATGGCGGCTGCTGGTACTGCGAAACGAAGGCGTGCGACCAGTGCGGCGACGTCAAGCCGGCGAAGCTGCTGCTGACGTCGGGCATCTGCCGCGACTGCTGGCGGTGCGAGGAGGCAGCGTGACCTGCCGCTGGTGCGACGCAACGACGGGCGGCCTCTGCTGGAAGCACCTGGCCGAGCGCGAGGCGCGCCGCCGCAAGTGGGCGCCGCTGCGAATCGCTGGGATGGTGGCGCTGGTCATCGTCGCAGAGGTGCTGATGCGACTGGCGGGGTGGCACCGATGAGGCTCACGCTGAACATCCTCGGCGTGCTGCTGGGGCTGGCAATCCTCGTCGCGGGCAGCACCGGCTACGCGGCGAAGGTCGTGTGGGAGCTGAGGGGACTGGTGGGACGATGACGTTTGCAGACTTTCTCAACCAGCATTGGAGCTTCTTCGAGAATGCCGCCGAGTTTATTGGCGTGGTCGTGGTGCTCTGGTTGGCAGATCGAGCGGTGAGCAAGTGACGTTGCCGCACTCGATGCTGGCCGGCGTGGCGAAGCTGATGGCGCTGCAGTACGCGCAGACGCTCTACGTCGGCGCGACCGTCGATGAAACCGACCTGAAGTATTGCGAGCCGTTCGCGCACGAGTTGCCGGCGGCGTTGGAGGCGCACGGGCTGCGGCTCGTGAATGGAGTCGTTGAACGAATCGAAAAGGAGAACGCAGCATGAGCACCGACGTTCGCAGCATGTTCGACAAGGCGTTCCTGTACCACTTCGACCTTCAGGGGCGGGACGTCACTGTCGTGATCGCGAAGGTCACGCAGGGCAAGGTCATGGGGACCGACGGCAAGGCGCAGAAGAAGCCCGTGATCTACTTCAAGGGCAAGGAGAAGGGCCTCGCGCTGAACATCACCAACGTGCGCACCATCGGATCCATCTACGGCACGTTCGTGGCTGACAAGTGGGTCGGCAAAACGATCACTTTGTATCCGACCACGACGTCGATGGCTGGCCGTACCGTAGAGTGCATCCGCATCCGCCCGACGAAGCCCGGCAAGGACGCGCCGATCGACGAGACGCCCGACACCGAGGCGCCGCGGGAGCCTGGTGCCGACGACAGCGACGAGGCGGCGGTATGAGCCTCGAACCTCTGCGCCACAGCGCGCTCAAGCGCATCGGTCAGTCCCCCGCCCACTTCGCTGCGCACGTCGATGCCTCGGCGAAGTGGCTCGACAAGGGCAGCGGCGCGCACTCGGCCATTCTGAGTGGCAAGCGTCTGACGGTGTGGGACAAGAAAAGCGAGGCCGGCAACCAGTGCCCCCGCCGCGGCAAGGACTGGGACGCCTTCAACGCCGAGAATCGCGACGCCCTGATCTTGCTGCCCGACGAGTACGAGCAGGTCCAGCGGATCGCCGAGTCTGTTCACCGATGCCCCGAGGCGGTTCGCGTGCTCCAGGGCGTTCGCGAAACCACCGTGCTCTGGGACGTGCTGGGCCGTCCTTGCCGCGGCACGCCCGACGTCGATGGCGGCGACTTCGTGACCGAGCTGAAGACCACGAAGTGCGCTGACCCGCGCAAGTTCATGTGGGACTCGCTGCGCTACTCGTACCACGGCGCCCTGGCCTGGTACATGGACGGCCTGGCGATGCAGCGCGGGCGCAAGGAGATGCCCGAGTCGGCATTCATCGTCGCGGTCGAGTCGTCGGCGCCATTCGCCGTGACGGTGTTCAGGCTGCCAGAGCGGGCGCTTGAGGCGGGGCGGCGAATGAACCGCCTGTGGCTGGAGCGCCTGCTGGTCTGCGAACAGTCGGGAGAGTTTCCGCCCTACTCGCAGTCGGTCGTGGAGCTCGGCTTCCCCGAGGACGAGCCGGCGCTGGTGTTCGGCGAGGAGGAAGCGGCGTGACCGCCGTGACGTGCCCCCGCTGCAACGGAACGGGCTTTGAGCCGCTGCCAGAAGGGCTGACCGATGACTCGTGCGTTCAATGCAGCGGCGCCGGGATCATCGAGCCGCAGACGCGGCTATGCGAGGTCTGCGCTGGTCTGGCCGACGTTGGCCATGGGATGTGTACGCGCTGCCGGGCGGGGAGCGACGAGCCATGAGCAACCCGATGCTCGGAACGCTCAAGGCGATCCGCGCCGATCTCGCTCGCATCGAGGAGAACACGCGCAAGGAATTCGAGCACCTGAGCACCGCCCTGGGTGATGTCCTGAGAGACCTCGATCACATCAAAACGCAGGTGGCAGGTCGCAAGGTGGGACGCCGCGTCGTGCATCGAAACACCAAGGCTTTGAAACCGTAACACCTGATCCTGATATCGACGCTGTTGCCCGCTGGACAACACTGCTCGTTCGACCTGGGGGGATTCGTTGGACGATGCCGAGCTGCGCGCGATCCTCGCTGCGCAGGCGCGATTGATTGCAGAGCTATCGGAACGCCTTGCGCCTGCGCGCAAGACCGTGCCGCTGGGAGAGCTCTACGCGCGGTACGAGGTGGCGCAGCAGCACCGGCCCGGCTGGCGGTCGGCCAAGTGCATGCTGGGGCCTATCGTGGCGCAGCTGGGCACCCATGACGTCGCCAGCCTCCAGGTTGCCGACTGGACGGCATACCGCGTGCGCCGTAGCGACCTGGCGCCGTCGTCGCTCAACTACTCCATGCGCGTGCTGAAGGCGCTGCTGCGGTGGGGGAAGGCCGAGGGGCTGGTGGAAACGTTGCCGCAGCTGCTGGAGGCGAAGAAGCAGAAGGCGAAGCGCCACCGCGAGACGGCGCCGACGCAGGCCGAGGTTGGCCGGCTGCTCGATGAGGCCGACCGGGCGCGGGACCGGGTCATCGTGCTGTGCGCCTGCGATGCCGGCATGAGGAACACCGAGATCCGCAAGCTTGAGCGGGCATGGGTCGACCGGGCGCGCATGGAGATCCGCCTGCCCGACACCATCACGAAGGGCCACAAGAGCCGCGTGGTGCCGATGACGTCGCGGCTGCTGGCGGCCATCGATGCGATCCCTCGTGATATCCGCTCACCGCTTGTGCTGGTCTCGCCGCGCAGCGGAGGCCCGTACTCGCAAGGGCACATGACGATCATGTGGCGACGGCTGGCCGAACTCGCGCAGCTTGAGGCAGCACCGGGCGAGCGTCGCGTGCGGCTTCACGACGGTCGCCACGGCGCCGGGACGAACATGGCCGAGGCGGGCGTGCCTATAGAGATCATCCAGCGCATCCTCGGCCATGCCTCGCTCGACCAGACCGCCGACTACGTCCAGCGCCGAAGCGGAGACCTGCCGAGGGCCCGCGCGCTCCTCGAAGCCGTCATCAAGCGCGACAGCTAGTCATAGCGGCTAGGGACTTCTACCGAGAAGTCAAGAGGGGACAAAAGAAAAAAGCAGCGCGTCAGCACTGAACAAGTGTGCGCCGCGATTCATGTTTCCGGTTGAGCCGTAGCGCAAACGCACATGTAAGCAAAAACACAGCGTCGACAGCGCGGTTCGTTCGCGTCACAGTGGATTCGCTGGCAATGCGCTCCTTGAACCTCGAAGCCGCCGTCTCGCTCCCCGCATGCATTGCCAGCACTCTGCGTGAGTTGCAGCGGGACGTCGCCTTCGGGGTTTCAGGAACGGAGTAGGTTCTCATGGCCATTGCTCACGTTGGTTTACACGGAGGAAACTGTCATACATCTCCTGACGCTGCCGAGCTGATTTCCTCCAGAAATCCCGGCACCGTCCGCGTCGCCGCCGCCATGCGGGAGACCTTCCGCGCTGCCCTGGCTGCCGGGCTGAGCCGCAGCGAGGCGGCTGACCTGGTGATGTCGACGATGCTGGCGGGCGTCGTCGGGGCGCACCTGGGCGAGGCCGACCGGGCGCGGTTGACGATGTCGGTGCAGGCCGAGACGCGCAACCTGGTCGTGGGCATCCAGGCGGGACGCGCGCGGAGGGCAGCGTGATCACCGCCGAGGCCATTGCTGCTTTCCCGGTTGGTTATCACGACAGGGTCAAGTGGCCGATCCGCGTGGGTGACTGGCTCTGTGGGCCGGCCTGGGCATATCGCGGCGGCGATGAGTTCCTTGCCTTGGCCAAGGAGACAAAGGATACGAACCGCGCAACGCTCGATGGCTTTGAGGGCCAGATGCCTGGCGAGCCGACGACCGAAAATGCGGCCCTGCGAATCCCCTTCGTGGTCGGCGTCGAGGACATCACCAAGACGTGCAGCAACTGCGGTGGTGACGGCGGGCATGACTGTGACTGCGATTTCTGCGAGGTCGGCTGCAAGACCTGCGACGGCGCAGGCGAGATCGTCGTAACCGCGGGGCGGCGCGAGGAGCCAGGGCAGCGCGTCTACATCGGAGGCGGCGTGACGTCCATCGCAAATGAGAGACTCGGCACTCTCTTCGATGGACTGCGCGTGGTTCGCCTGGGAGCCACCAATATCTCTCCGCTTGGTGGCGTAGACGGATCAGGTCGCCTTGTCGCGATCGTGATGCCGATCAGGGGCGATGTGCGCCAGCCCGTTGCCGAACATGAAACCGGCGCACTCGAAGGCGTGCGCCTGTGAAGACCTTCACGGCCCCTATCGCCAGCATCAGACGAGACGGCGGCACGCAGATCCGCGCGGCCCTCGACGAGGCGACGGTGGCTGCCTACGCGGAGGCCATCAAGGCTGGCGTGAAGCTGCCGCCGGTGCGCGTGTGGGACGACATCAAGACGTTGTGGCTGTCGGACGGATTCCACCGCGTCGAGGCAGCCCTTCGTGCGGGACTGGAGCGCATCAACGTCGAGCGGGTCAATGGTGGCCAGCGAGACGCCCTGCTCGACGCCATCGGGGCCAACGCCGCGCATGGGCTGCCTCGCAGCAACGCCGACAAGCGCCGCGCCATCGAGGCCATGCTGGCCGACCCCGAGTGGGTGACATGGACAGACCGCCGCATCGCCGCCGCCGCCCACGTCGGGCACGAGCTGGTGGCGCGCGTCAGGGAGGAGAGCATTGGCGGAAACGCCATTGCTCCAACCCGCAAGGCGGCCGACGGGCGCCAGTTCCCGGCCTCGCGAGGCAAAGATTCGTCGCCGGGACAACCAACCGCCGTCCCTCCTGCTCCCGCGGCGAACCCGGCACCGAAGGACGAGGGGGCGGGCGTCACGGGCGCCGCGCAACCAGCGGCGATGCACCCAGCGCCCGCCCCCGATGAGCCGCCACCGGTCGACATGCTCGGCCTCGAAGTCTCTGGCATGTGGATGGACACGGTACGCGTCGTGGTCAGCACCTGCGAGGCGATCGACCGAGAGTTGCGCCAGCTCATGGCCTCGGCGCGGTCTCTGCCGCAACCGACGCAGCAACGGCTCTGGTCGGCGCTGCATGACGCGGCGGCTTGCGCCAGGGCGGTGCGGCCGGCGGTGGCGTGCCCGTTCTGCAAGGCGGCGGGCGGTGACTGCCTGTCATGCGCGGGCAACGGCTGGCTGAGCGAGGAGGGCAAGGGCGGCGTGCACCCGGCGGTGTTACGGGGGGAGACACCGCCGGCGCAGCGCGACCGCTACAAGCCGATCGAGAAGGTCGGGCGGTACGCGCCGACGACGAAGACGCTGACGATCGAACTGGTCGACGACGTGCCCGATCTGACGGACGACGACCTTGCGTTCTGAGGCGCTGATGTTCGAGTTCGCTGGGACGGGCGGGGCGGTGGCAGAGGCGGGGGACCAGGACGGACTCCGCAGCTACCAACGCGAGTGCGTCGAGTCGGTGCGTCGCGAACTGCAGACGGTTCGGTCGACGCTGGCGGTGCTGTTCACCGGCGCCGGCAAGACGCAGATCGGCGGGACGCTGGTCAAGCACTGGCCTGGGCGCGTGCTCTGGCTGGCCCACCGTGACGAGTTGATCCGTCAGGCAGCGGCTCGGATCCACCAGATGGCAGGCGAGCAGCCGAGTATAGACATGGCCGGCGAGTACAGTTGGGGCTCGCGCATCGTAGTTGGCAGTGTCCAGACGCTGCAGCGCAAGCGGCTGGAGCGGCACCCGGCGGATCGCTTCTCGCTGGTCGTCATCGATGAGGCCCACCACGCGCCGTCGAAGTCATACCGCGCCATCCTGGACCACTTCGCGGACGCCAAGGTGGTCGGCATCACCGCGACGGCCGATCGCCTGGACAAGCTCGCGCAGGGCAACGTGTTCGAGTCGGTGGCGTTTCGCAAGGACATCGACGCCGGCATCGAGGAGGGCTACCTCGTCCCGATTCGGCCGATCGCGAAGCTGATCGAAACGGTCAACCTCGCCGGCATCAAGACCGCCGCCGGCGACCTGGCCGAGGGCGCGCTGGAAGAGGAGATGCTCAAGAGCGTCGCGGCCATCGCGCGCGCCACCTTCGACACGGTAGGCGACCGGCGGACGCTAGTGTTCACGCCCGGCGTCGGATCGGCCCATGCCGTGGCGGATGCGCTGAACCAGATGCGGCCCGGTTCGGCGCGCACGGTCGACGGGACGACCGACAAGGACGTGCGGAAGCGCATCCTCCGCGACCACAAGGCAGGGGAGTTCCAGTTCCTGACGAACTGCCTGGTGTTCACCGAGGGCTACGACGACCCGCAGGTGAGCGCCATCGTGAACGCGCGGCCCACCAAGTCGAGGGCGCTCTATGTCCAGGTCGCCGGCCGGGGACTGCGCGTGCTGCCTGGCATCGGCGAGTTGGCGACGGTAGAGGAGCGGCGCGCGGCGGTGGCGGCTAGCTCGAAGCCTGACTGCCTGCTGGTCGACATCACCGGCCACGCGGGACGGCACTCGCTCATCGCGCCGGCTGACCTGCTCGGCGGCAAGTACACCGAGGCCGAGGTGACGCTCGCCAAGGAGCTGCTGGCCAAGGATGGCGGCGAGCTGGTCGAGACGCTCGACAAGGCGCGCGGGCAACTCATCAAGCAGGCGGCCGAGGTCGAGCAGAAGCGCAAGGCCGATGCTGCGCGGGCCGCGGCTGCTGATGTGAGGCACCGGACCGCGACGTTCGACCTGTTCGGCAAGTACGGCGTGCCCGAGATGGGGGACGATGCCGGCGGGCAAGCTGGAGACCCGCCGACCGGCGATGACCTGCAGTGGCTCGGCGCCAACAAGCTGCCCGTAGCCGGCTTGTCGCGCGCCGACGTGCAGAAGCTGCAGCGCACGGCCGCAGTGTGGCGTCGGCACGGCTTCGCGACGTTCAAGCAGCGGCGCACGCTCGGCACCGTCGGCATCCCGACGCCGCACAACCTGTCGTTCGCGACGGCCTCGACGCTGATTCAACACGTCATCGACACGCGGTTCCGCCCCAATCGCGAGTACGTCGCTGGGTTCTTTAAGGGGCGTGATGTGGGGGCAGAAGGATGAAGACCAGCGCCGAATACGCGAAGGCTCGATACCAACGTCTGCGCGCCGCAGGCCTGTGCGGCAAGTGCGGCACGAAGGCAGCGCTGGGTCGCTCGTTGTGTCAGTCGCATCTCGACGCGCACCGAAGCTGGCAGCGCGAGAAGATGGGCTACTGCAAGCCGCAGCCCGAGGCGCCAATTGTGGTGGTGGCGCCGTTTGTGCCAAAGCCCAGCTGCGCGTGCGGCAACGCACCGATGACCGGGAGTGACATCTGCTGGTGCTGCTCGCAACGGAAGGCCGCCTGATGGCTGGCCCTGCGAACCTGACCGAGCTCTACGCCGAGGCCAAGGAGGACGTTGGCGAATCGCTAGCGACCTGGGCGTTCAGGTTGGCCAAGGCGCGGGGGCGCGTCGTGGTGGCCGAGAAGGCGCTGGCGCACCTGCAGGGGCTGCAGCGAGACGCGCACGCCGCGGCGTTCGGCGTGGCCTACAACGAGAGCATGAAGGCCGCGGTGCTGGCGACCGAGCCGCACCCGACGGCGGTGGGAAACGCGGTGGACATGCTGACGGAGGCCGTCGAGTGGTGCACGGCATGCGAGACGGTGCTGCGGCTGCTGGAGGCGCGACCTGCCAGCGCGGCGCCGCTGCGGACGGTGCAGGGGGGGCGGCGGTGAGCTGCTTCAACCTCACGGGCAAGCCGCAGACCACCGCGGAGCGCAGCGCGGCCAGGAAGGCAGCGACCATCAGGGCGGCCCGCATCGCAGCAGCCATCCGCCGGCTGGAATACGCCAAGGTGAAGCGATGAAGCGCACCAAGCACCAGGAGAAGAACGCCGAGCAGCACGAAGCCTACCGCTCTTGGCTCGCCACGCAGCCGTGCTGCCTGTGCGGCATCGAGGGCGTCCAGCTCGCTCACGTTGGCGTAGGCGGCATGGGGCTGAAGCACGGCGACGACGACTGCTGCATCCCGCTGTGCCCGCACTGCCGCCGCGACCACGACAGCACCGACGGGGTGTTCAGGCGGCCCAAGTGGTTCCCGCGCGACCCATGGCGGCAGGCGATGCGCGAGTGGGACGAGACGCAGATTGCCGCGCACCGCGGGCGGTTCGAGGCGCGCAGGCTCGTCACTGACGACGGCTTCGGGATTCCGTTCTAGCCCATGGTCTGCGGCTGCCAAAAGGAACCGGTGTCCATTCGTTCGCTGCCGCGAGAGAAAGGCCACGTCAGCTGCAAGGTGTGCGGTGGCTACTGCGGCGGCGCGGGGCCGAAGAAGAAGCGAACGAGCAAGTCTAAGACGCTTAGGAGCAAGAGGCCATGAGCAGGCGCGTCTACGTCATCGAATGGCGCGACAAGAACGGCGTCGCCTATCGAACCGCTCCCGCTGCTGAGCCGACAGACGAGTGGATGAAGTCGGGAGCACGGAAAGCCTTCGAAGCGATGTGCAAGCCGATACTCCGCGAGCTGGAAGAAAACGACGACGGTTACCTGGTAGAGCCATGATCCGCACCTGCCTCTACAACGCCTGCAACACGCTGCTGCTGACCACGGCGGGCGCTACCGTCACACGCCACTGCAGCGCGCACCGGGACAGCCGCAACGCCGAGGAGAGCGACGAGGAGCGCATGGAGCGCGTCTGCAGGGAGATGGGCTGGCGGCGGACGAAGGAGCGGCGGTGAAGCGCATATTCGCTGTCGACCCGTGGCCAAAGGATCGCCCGCGCTGGGTCACATTCCCGGCCGACAACGATTACCTGCGAAGCGTCGCTGTCCTGGCCAGGGACATCGCTGACCTCGCTGAAGAGATGTGTCGTCTTGTGGGGATGCCGAATGGCCCACACGTGCAAACGCCAGCCTCAGACTCACGGGCGCCGGGAGCCACGCATCTCCCGGTAGCTGGCGGCCACCACCAGGTCAGGGGCGTCCCTGGAACTGGAGTCAGGCGCATGCAGGTCCCGTCAGAGCCGCATGATGTGCATGCCTCGCCATCGGGCAAGGCCACCCGGACCGTGCGGTAGCAGCTCGGACTACACACCCAGCCTCGGAGAGGACCAGTCAGATGCACGGGTCCGGTAGTTGCGGTGCACCTGAATACCCTACTAAACCGATAGACTAAGTAGATTGCTCGTGCTAGACCTTGACCGTGCACGGGGAAGAAACGGCACACTGGGAACGGGTGCTTGAGGCTGACGGCCTGGGCGTCGCGAGCAAGCGCAATGCGCTGCCGAGCAAGTTCCGCGCGATGACCGCGGTGGAGCTCGAGGCCCACGTTGACGCCGTCGAGACGTGGCAGACCTGGGCGTACCGGGTGCTGCGCGACCATCGGTGGCGCGACGGGAGGCACCGGGAGATCTGGCGCCTCTACGCGCAGGGCATGTCTACCCGCAAGCTCTCGGCCGTGGTGGCGCGCATCGCGACCCGCCCGCAGCTCCACGACAGCGAGACGAAGCGCTTCAGCTCGGGAGGATGCCCAGGCTCGCGCTCGAAGATCATGGCGCTCATCGCCCGGGTCAGCGCCGAGCACCCCGGGCCGCCGAACCCGTGGACAGGACGCGCTGAATGTCGGCCAACCGAAGGCGAGCTGAGCGCCCGACCGTCCACCAACAAGCTACGCAGGCGTCGCGAGACAGACGCCGTCTGAAGAAAGGAACCCGATGAAGTCCTTGCCGTACCACTACAAGCTGATCCAACTGCGCTCTGCCGAGCGCCCGCCCAACCGCGGCATGCCAACCGACCACCTGACCGACATCGACGGCACGCCGCACACCGGCGGCATCGATGTGCGGTACGGCGACGTCATCAGGACCATCACATGGGGCAAGATCGCTTTCGCTGACCGCGTGCAGCCGCAGGAGGCGTGATGCCGCTCGTCAACCTGTCGTCGAATAAGGCGCGCGCGGAGAACACGCGGCGTGAGATCGCCGCCGGTCGCCCGGTGAAGCAGGCGGTGGCCATCGGCTACAGCAAGCAGCGCCAGGCGAAGAAGAAGGGCAAGTAATGGACGCCGTCTACATTGGCCATGGTTATGACTGGCGGCCCGGCGCGGCCGGACCGAATCACCCGGTTGTGCTCTACGCGATTGACGGCGGATTCGTTGCCGAAATTGGAGCGCTCTTTGGCGGCGGCGTAGTCGGTCAGTGGGAAGAGACGCAGCGCGCAGCTATCGACAGCGCAGCCGACTCATGGATCGTGCTCTATGCCGCTTGATCCTACCGGCCGACAATCGGAGCATCCCAACCTGCGCCCCAACCCGGCTTGGGTAAAGGGCGGGCCATCGCCAAACCCAACCGGCGGCGAGAGCCCATACCACCGCAAGCTGCGGCTGGCCATCGAGAAGCAGGAACCGGTCGAGAATGTGTGCGCCGTGGTTGCAGCGATGCGGGAAGACGCCATGGCTCACGAGAAGCACAGCGCCGCGGCAGCCAAGGTCTACTTCGCGGCTGTCGGCCTGCCCATGAACCGCGAGCCGCCCAAGGTCGACCTGTCAAAGGCGCCTGACGACGTCGTGAACTGGCTCGCTGACAACGTGCAGTAATGGCCGAGAGCGCAGCGCAGTTGCAGGCGCGCGCCAAGGCTGAGCGAGAGCGCCGCAGGCCACCAGGCGCGCGCAGCATCGACCTGGACCGCGTCTGCCACCGCCGGCAGGCGTCGCTGGTGCGGACGCTCGTCCTGCGCAAGGTACGCAACGTCTGTGCGCTGGCGGGCCGGCAGAGCGGCAAGAGCCACGGCGGTGCGCTGGCCTGCGCTCTCATCGCCGCCGACACGCCCCAGGTGAACGTTGTCTACGTGACCAGTACCTACGCCAGCTGCAAGCGCATGGCGTTCCTGCCAGCGGTGGAGCACAACCGCGTTCACGCGCTCGGTGGCGACCCGAACTACGCCGAGATGACCATCGGCTTCCCGAACGGGAGCCGCGTCTACTTCATGGGCGCCGACACGGACCGGTTGATCGACCGGCTGCGCGGCATCCCGAACCTGGTGCTGGTGCTCATCGACGAGGCGGGCATCTACGGCAGCGACAAGCTCAAGACCATGATCGAGGCGGTGCGTCCCGGCCTGCGCCCGATGTCGGGGACGCTGTGCGTGATGGGCACGCCTTCGCTGGCGGGCCGCGCGGGGACGTGGTTCGAGATCACCGAGAATGCCCACTTCGAGCAGCACCGATTCGACTACCGCGACAACGACCGCGTGCCATCGTTCGCCGCGGTGGAGACGCTGATCGACGACGAGCTCGCGGCGATGGGGCTCACGCGGGAGAGCGCGTACTTCAAGCGCGAGTACCTGGCCCTCTTCGAGGTAGACCTGAGCGAGAGCGCGTTCCGCTACGACCGCGCGCGCGCCGGCTATGAAGGCGACCCGCCCGAGGGCCTGAGCATGTTCGCGGTCGGCATCGACCCGGGCACACGCGACCGCACGGCAATCCAGGTATGGGGCTGGGGCGAGCAGGAACACGCCGTCTACCACGTCTACGAGTGGGTCACCGAGCGCAACGCCGGCACGACCTGGGCGCAGATTGGCGCCGAGCTGGGGCGCATCCGAGAGCGCTGGGACCCGCATGCCTGGTACTACGATGCAGGCGGCTCGAAGATGACGCTGGACCTGTTCGCACGCGACTATGGCATCCCCGTCATCAAGGCGGCGGTGAAGGCGGACCTTCCTGGCCAGGTGTCTCGGTTCGCCGACCTGCTGGCCAAAGGGCAGGCTCGCATCCGCATCGGCTCGGCGCTCGAGCACGACCTGCAGCGCGCGCAGTGGGACCGAGACGCGCGCATTCAGGGCCGCTACAGCTGGTCGGCCATCTGCCACCCTGACGCCGCCGACGCCGCACGCTACGGGCTGCAGGCGTACTTCGACTCGTTCCGCCCGCCGCTGACCGACCATGACCGGTACCTCGAAGGCATCCGCCGAGCTGAGCAACTCGCCCTTGAGAACCGCGCCGTGCAGCACGAGTACAGCGGCGACGACGAGTTTCAAAATGACGAGTACAGCGATGTCGCGTAGTTAGCTCGAAGCAATGGCGGAAACGCCAATGCTCGTCCCGTGGGACCGCCTGGGCTAAGGACGAATGGATCCGTCCGAGGTCGCAGCGCTACTCGACGTCCTGCGGGACCGGGGCGCAACGTCGGCCGAGGTGCCCACCGCGCTGGGGCTGTTCAAGGTGACGCTCGGCCCTGCGCAAGCCGCCGCGCTGGTGGACGACGACACCGACAAGCCCGAGCCTGAGGAGCCGTTGCCACCGGGCGCCTTCGACCCGATAGCGCGCCGCAAGCAGGCCGCCAGTGGCTGAAGCTGGCGTGCAGTCCCTGGCGCTCTGGGAGGAAGACCTCGAGCCTGACGAGCGCGCGCGCCGCATGATCGCCACGAAGAAGCTGATCAGCCAGCTGTCCAGCGAGAAGGACCGTCGCGACTACGACCTGTTCAACCTGCGGCTCTACTCGAAGAACAACGACCTGATGTTGTACGATTTGTTCAACGAGCAGTTCGTAGACAGCGGCCGGGGGGCGGTGGCACCGACGGAGAACAGCAAGAACAACCGGGCCAAGGCAGCGATCGACACGCTGGCGTCGCAGGTGGCCAGCACCGACACGCGGGCGCGCTTCGAGGTCATCAACGGCGACTACAAGACCCGCAGGCGGTCCCGCAAGATGCAGAACTTCAGCGATGGCCTCGCCGACGAGCTGCAGTTCTCGAGGCTCAAGCGACGCATGTTCATGGACAGCGCCGTCTTCGAGAGCGGCGTGGGCATCTGGCAGTTCTTCCGCCGCGGCAACAAGGTGGACGGCCAGCGCGTGCTGCCGACCGAGCTTGCGATCGACCCGTCAGACGGCTTCGTCGATGGCGTTCCGCGCACCATCTACCGCGAGCGGCCCATGCCGCTGGCGAACATCATCGCCGACTTCGGCGGGACACCCGAGCTGGACGCCAAGATCCGCGCCGCCAAGGAGGTGCGCACCAGCGGGACGCCCATCGACCAGCGGCTCGTGTTCGAGAGCTGGACGCTGCCCACGGGACCCGAGGCCGAGGATGGCTGGCACATCATCGCCATCGACACCGAGGGTGGCGACCTGGTCGTCGAGCAGTACGAGAAGAACTTTCACGAGCTGGTGTTCTTCGCTGTCGAGGAGCGCTTCACCGGCGCGTGGGGCAACAGCCTCATGACGCAGGCGCGCGACCTGCAGATCCGCATCAACGCGAACGACTACCGCATCGAGCGCAGCACGAAGCTCGGGCACGCGCCGCACCTGTACGTCGACAAGAACGCCCAGATGAAAAAGGGGCAGTTCTCGAACGAGATGTGGACGGTATGGGAAGGCATGGGGCCGAACCCGCCGCAGCAGATCATGTTCCGCCTGGCCTCGCCCGAGCTCTACCAGCAGATCAAGGACGACGGCGAGCGCATCTTCGAGGACCTGGGCGTCAACCTGCAGTCGTCGCAGGGCGCGTCAGAGGCCGGCTTGGATGCGTCAGGCGCTGCACGACGCGAGGCCAAGAAGAGCGTCGATGGGCGCAACAGCCTGCGTCAGCAGCGCTACGAAGACCTCCACATCGACCTGATGAAGGTGGCGCTCTCCATCGCCAAGGACATCGCCGAGGAGCCCGACGACGAGGTTGCCAAGAAGCGCGGCGAGAAGGCCGAGAAGAAGCGCGGCTACCAGGTGGTGGCGCGCGTCGACCGATCGCTGAAGCGCCTCGACTGGGAAGACGTCGCCATCGATGAGGGCGACTACAAAATCAGCGTCAAGCCCGCGTCGCCGGTGCCGATGACGCCCGAGGGGCTCAAGGCCGAGGGGCAAGACATGGTCGACATGGGCGTGTGGACGCCCGACCAGCTCGCGGAGGCGTGGCAAGACCTCGACATCGACGGGCGCACGAACGCCACCGTCAGCGCGCGCCGCAACCTGGAACGCAAGATGGACGAGGCGCTGTACGAAGGCGCCGCGCTCACGCCCCCCGACGAGTTCACCAACTACAAGCTCGCCATGGAGATTGGCCTCGAGCTGCTCAACCAGGCTGAGGAAGACGGCGTGCCCGACAAGAACGTCGAGAAACTGCGCCGCTACCTGCGTCAGGTGAACCGCGCCAACGCCGCGATTGCCTCGCCACCACCGGCGGCGACCAATGGCGGAAACGCCAATGGTCCACCGTCCGCCCCGGCGCCACAGGCCGCAGCAGCATAGCCGCGGGACCACTTGGGCCTTGGGTGAATGGCCACCCAAGCCGCGAATGCAGCGCCGCCGGCCGGCGAAGAAGAAGAGGCGCCCGAGGTTGACGAGCCCGAGCCCGCCGAGGACGAAGTCGTCGTCGATGACGAGGCCGAGGCCGTCGCAGCCGCCAAGGCCGCGAACGAGGCCGAGGGCGCCGTCGAGGAGAAGCCCGAGGACGAGGAGGCCGAGGAAGGCGAGAAGCCGCCGGCCGACGAGCCGCCCAAGGCGCTGAAGGACCAGACGGTCGACGAGCTGGCCAAGCAGCTCTCGGACGACCAGCTGCGCCGCCTCGGCCAGAAGTTCGCCAACAAGACCATGGCCGCCGCGCGGCGCAGCGAGCGCGAGGTGGGCGACGTTCGCGCGCAGAGCCAGCGCATCACCGCCGAGCTGACGACCTACAAGGAGTTCGCGGCGCAGTTCAAGACCGAGCCGATGACCGCGCTTCGCCGCGTGCTGGGCGCCGACCTGACGTTCAAGCAGTTCGCCGAGATGGTTGCCAAGGACCCCGGCACCGCCGAACCGCCCCGCGTCGACCCGCAGGTCGCCGAGCTTCGGCGCCGCCTCGACGAGAAGGAGCAGCGCGAGCGCGAGCAGACGGTCGCCGAGAACACGCGCCGCTCTCAGGCCGCCGTGCAGGACGCGCTGGCCAAGGACCCCGAGCGCTTCGACCTGGTGCTCACCGACATCGGCCGCACGCAGCTGTGGGACGCGATCGTCGCCTACCACGGCAAGTACGGATCATGTCCCGACGACAAGGTGTTCGCGATGGCGGACCTGATCGAGGGACGGCTGACCGAGCAGGTCGCGAAGTCGAAAAAGTTCACCGCTCGCCCGAGCGTAAAAACGGGCACTCCTCCGGCGGCGAAGCCCAACGCCGGAGTGAAGGGCAAAACCATCACGAACCGATCGAGCTCGGCGGCCCCGTCGAAACGGGAGAACGCGACCGAGACCGAAGAGGAACGTGACCGCCGGATCAACGCAGAGATGCGACAGGCCGGCGAGCTGAGCTGAGCGCGTAGCGCCGGCCAGGAGGCTCGCAGATGCTTACCGAAACCGCATTCGCCGCTTACATCAAGCGGAAGTTCGACGCGAAGTACATCGACAACTCCATGACGTCGCGAACGTCCCCGTCGTTCAAGGCGGTGACGAAGAGCACCGACGGTGGTGGCGACTTCCTGACGTACCTGGAAGACGACGACGACGACTTCGGCGCCTCGGCCGACTTCACCGTCTCGCAGAACCAGGCGATCAACACCAGCCCGACGATCGGCAACCAGTACCAGTTCCCGTGGATGCCGGCGTACGAGGTCGCGCAGCTGACCACGGCGGTCATCAACAAGACGCGCAACAACGACAGCGCCTGGCAGTCGGCGATCAGCGTCAAGATGAAGAAGAAGCTCGCCGCGATGGCGCACTTCAACGGCGTCCTGTTCCAGGGACAAGGCTGGGGCGAGGTCTGTCAGCTTGCGGGCGTCTCGGGCTCGACGTTCACCGTCGCGAACCGCGTCACCGGCAATCTCTCAGATGCCCCGAAGATCGTCCAGGGCATGCCGCTGGTCTTCTCCTCGACGCTGAACACCGCGGTCCTGCGTTCGGCGACCATCCGCACCGTGCTGTCGGTGGACTACACCAGCGGCCTCGTGACCCTGGACGGCACCCTCGCGGGCGTCTCGGCGGTCAACGGCGACTTCGCCTTCCTCGCGGGCTGCCGCCAGAACAGCGCCACCCCGACCCGCCTCGTGTGGATCGGCATGGACGCGCACATCCCCGACCGCCAGTCGGCCATCTCCGATGCCACGGTCATCACCCTGGGCGGTGTCAACCGCTCCACCAACCCGCGCACATACGGCACCTACTTCGACGCCAGCTCGGGTGGGTCTCTGCTGGGCGCCATCATCAACGGCGTCCAGGAGTCGAGCACCATCGGCGGGGCCACGCACCTCGAGCTGTTCTGCTCGCGGGCGAACTTCGCGGCCTTCGCGCTCGACATGCAGAACGCCGTTCGCTACGACGGCGACACCAAGGAGCGCGTGGTCGGCAACGCGAAGCGCGTGCACTTCTACAGCGACGGCACCTGCGATGCGTACCTGAACGTCGACAAGCTGACCAACGACCTGCAGGTCTGGGGCTTCGACCCCGCGAACGTCGTGTTCCGCTCGATCGGCGATGCCCCGATGATCGACAACTTCGGGGACAAGAACCAGATGGGCCGCGTCTCGAACGCTGCGGCCTGGGAAATCCGCCTCTTCCAGCAGGCGGCGCTGAAGATCAGCAACCACCCCGCGTGCCTGCGGATCCGCGCGGCCTGAGCCGGCTGCTGGCGGTGGCGCTCGCAAGGGCGCTCCGCCGGCACCGCCTCTGAAAGAGGACGAACATGGCAGTCAGGCAAAAGCAACCACAGCGCGGCACGGGCCGACGCTCCGAGGTCTCGATCACCGGGACGATCCTCATCGGCGCCGCGGGCGCGATCACCAGCCAGGTCAGCGAGCTGGCGGTCGCGGTCAAGAACGCCGCGGCGGGCCGCTACGACCTGACCTTCGATCGGGTCTACAAGGCGGGAAGCGTGCGCTTCCTGAGCGCGATGGTCATCCGGCCCGACACGACGTCGTTCGGCAACACGAACGCCAACCTAGTGCAGGGACAGGCGGGCGCCAACGCGGGGACCGCCACGCTCCAGGCCATCCTGGCATCCAGCGGAGTCGATACCAACGTCGGCTCCGGCCTGAGCATCCACTACGAGTTCGCGGCCCAGGAGTTCTAAATGAAGGGTCACGACATCGCAGTACTGGTGGGGCCGCCCAAGTCGTCCAAGAAGTCGGGCGACATGGAGAGCCCCGAGGAAGACATGGGCGAGGACTCCGAGGGCGGCGACGAGGAGGCCGAGGTGGGCGCCATGGAGGAGTTCCAGGGC